CTTGTTTGTCTGATTGGTCTCGACCTTTATAACCCATCCATTCTAATAAATTTTGAGTTAAAATTATAGGTCGATTTTCAACCCTTCCAACCCCCCCCCCTGGGGGGGGGTTAACTTTGGAGAGCGGATACCATAAATCTTGGAACCAATCTGATGTTAAATCTAAGGCTAACTTCTCCTTTGCGCTGAAGGTGAAAATATCGATGAGTCCAGAGTTGTTTTCATACTTTGTGGTATAAACGAACCTATTTATTGCGTCTCTCAAAATTTTTTTATTTTTATCCTTTCGAGAACCATTAAGTAGGTCCATTATTCCTGGTTCTGAGAGGACCACAACGCGTCCATCGTGGTACGAAAGAGTTTTAAGGCCAAACTCTCCTAAGAAGATGGGGGGTTTGTAACCATCCAACCAAGAAGGTGGAACTAAAGCATTACTTTGTTCTTCGAGTAAAATTTTTAGTTCTTTTTTGTGGTCGTTCGAAACCAAATTTTGAAGAATATCTTTAACGTCCTTTATATCCATAATCTCACATACGTCTTTTCCGAAAAAGTAGGGGTCTGAAGCAGTCCCACAGACTCGAATGGTATATTCTTTGTTGTCGTCGGTGACGACGACAATAGTAGATTGTTTGGTAGCCATTTATATTCTTTTTTTCCCAAAATATTTTATTTTTAATGACTAAAAGTCATTAAAAACCTTTAGTATGCTTTTTGGTAGGTTAAGTAGCATACTTTGGAAGAATTTGGTTTACCGATAGTATAAGGTGGAATCTCTCCTATTTCATTAGTATCTTTTATTTTGGATGCTTCGACCATTACATTCTTAACAAAAGTTTGAAAATCCGAAAGGGTGTAGCTACCATCAAACCGTTTGAACGGTATACCGTTCACATAAAATACGATAAATGGCACATGTTGGAGTGGTGTAGTCGTCTTTTGGGATAGTTGTATAATATTTGTGGAATCTGGGTCGTACACGTTAACCATACACACTTGAATAGTCGAATTACCCACCAAACTCAATAGTATAGGTTTTACAATGCGACATTGATCACATTCGTCCGTATAAAACATAACTATGCTAAATTTTCCCTCTATTGTATGAGTTAAATGTGTCACTTTACCGGTGTCTACCAACTCAAAATCTTCCTCTTCGAGTATAAGTAGACCTTTGGCTGAATTTGTGCTTGTCATTTATTACTTTGTAAAACTAGAGAATTTTTGCGATAGTTTATTGAACCTGAGAAAATGATCTTGTCTGTCTGCTATATCTCGACCTTTGTAACCCATCCATTCTAATAGATTTTGAGTTAAAATTATAGGTCGACTTTCAACCTTTTTCAGCCGGGCTGAACTTTGGAGAGCGGATACCATAAATCTTGGAACCAATCTGATGTTAAATCTAAGGCTAACTTCTCCTTTGCGATGAAGGTGAAAATATCGATGAGTCCAGAGTTGTTTTCATACTTTGTGGTATAAATGAACCTATTTACGGCTTCTAAGATTTTTTTCTTATTTTTATCCTTTCGAGAACCATTAACTAGTTGATGCAGTCCTGGTTCTGAGAGGACCACAACGCGTCCATCATGGTACGAAAGAGTTTTAAGGCCAAACTCTCCTAAGAAGATGGGGGGTTTGTAACCATCCAACAGAAGGTGGAACTAAAGCATTACTTTGTTCTTCGAGTAAAATTTTTAGTTCTTTTTTGTGGTCGTTCGAAACCAAATTTTTGAAGAATATCTTTAACGTCCTTTATATCCATAAATCTCACACACGTCTTTTCTTTTATGGTAGCTCTTCTCATAAATTTGCTGGCATTTATTGGTAAACACTGTACAATTTGCACTTTGGTAGTCAAATAACTGATATAATAAATAATGAATCAAACTAAATGTTTAGAATGGCATCGACAACCTTTAATAAACCCTATTACTGGTCGAAACATAAAAAGGGGAGGTCCAACTTATAGAGGATTGGAAGCTAAATGTGGGCCGCCTAGTAGAAGGTCGCCTTCACCTTCACCTTCAAGAAGGAGAGGGAGGTCGCCTTCACCTTCAAGAAGGAGAGGGAGGTCGCCTTCACCTTCACCTTCAAGAAGGAGAGGGAGGTCGCCTTCACCTTCACCTTCAAGAAGGAGAGGGAGGTCGCCTTCACCACAACAAAGAACACCAATTTATTGCGGAAATAATGCTAAGGATAGAGGATTAATAGATGGAAGTAAGATTATGGGTACCAGGTACCAATGTTTAAAAAAAGGTATAGGACAAGGTTTAAGAGAACCAATTTTAGAATTTAATGATGAATACGAAGCTATAGATACAACAAAAATATTTTGCGGTAATGGAGATGTTTTACCTCAAAATAAAGATAAACTTGGAACACGGGTTGAATGTCTTCGAAAAGGTTTCGCTGTAGGACAAAAACAAAAGTACGATCGAGAAGGTATACAGCAGACCCCAATCGTAGTACAAGACCGTGGTTGGTACAAACTATTTTTGCCAGCAGCATTAGGTCCAGTCGCAGGTGTTGGTCGACGATAAAGTTTAAGGTTAACCCGCGTTAGGTCTGAAAGGCTTACCTTTGAGTTCCGAAGGCGTGAAGAGTAATGAGTTTTAATGCTTTAAACAAGCATTAAAACTTAAAGAGTGCAATAATTTTCAATAAATGGTTTGCTAGGATTATAAAAACCATGGTTAATAGCGTGGTTTAATAATGCTTTATTAATAATTGAAAAATTGTCCGTATGACCTATATCGTCGCAGATAACATGTGCCAATTCGTGGAGGACGACAAACATTAAAGTATTTTTGTCGTAATATTTTCCACTTCGTGGTTCTTTTGTGCACAAATGAATAATTTTTTTATTTATTGTATAAGATTCGTTGTCTTCGACCATAACTAAATTTTTTAAAATATCGATATTATTTAAAGGTTCCAATGGACCAACAAATTTACCGGGTTTACGATAATGGAACAAAACAACCAAATCTTTATAAATTTCTTCTATAATAGATTTTTTTTGAAAAGGTGGTGCAGTGTAATCATTATTTAACTGATCTCTAATTTTGAGTATAAGAATACCCAATAAAACTCCACATACAACTACGTATACCATTTATTACTTGAGTTTTCAATATTTAAAAGTGCAGTTGGTTTTAACCCTTTCGAAAATATTTTATTTTTAATGAGTAAAAGTCTTCTATTTTTAATAGACCTGTGTCATTAAAAATTATTAAAATAGATCTTCTTCTTCTTCTTCATATTCATCCTCTATTTGTTTTTTAGACTTGATCCATATGTTGATTTTATCCTTATCCTTGGACCCAATGTTTGTTTCAAATATTAAAGGCTGATCGGGGTTAATGTATACCCTCATAGTGCTGTTGAATTTAGTAAATTTTTTTAATTTTGAAAAATATTCTGCTTTAAATTCACCTTCAAACGAAAGAATAGAATTTGGATTGTCGACATCTTTTATGATTATCCGACTCTTTTCAGATTCAAAAGAAATTTCGGGTACATTTTCAACAGTTTTAATGGTCATATTATACTTTCCACTAATTGATCGACAAAATTCCAAAAAATCACCAGACTTTATATTTAATGGTTGAACTTGATCTAAAACAATAGGTAAATTGTAAAACTGGGTTTCCTTCATAGTTATCTTTTTTTCAAATTCGATTGTTTTTTTGGTTACTTTTATCTTTAATTCCCGTTCCTTTTTAATGGGCAATTCAATCGTATCAACACTTGTAATATTTTTTAAATGTTCCTTTTTAATGGACAATTCAATCGTATCAACACTTGTAATATTTTTTAAATTATCCTTCATACTTTTAACATTTAAGGTGAAAATACACTCTTTTTCACACTTGTATTCTAAGAAAAATGTATGGGAGAAAGAGGCCATAGTATGAATACTTTTGTCGAAAGTTGTGTACACGTATAGACCAATTTTCTTAATATCCAAACATACTTCCGTGATACCTATTTGACCATAAAGATCAAATACATTTTTAAAGTTAGATATACCTTTGTTTAGCTTGCATGAAAACATTTTATTTACTGGACTCTTTTCTTATAAATTGAAAGTTTAACATTTTATGCTCAATACAAACCTAATTTATAGAAAAATAAAAATGATTTTATGGTTAATTTTATCCAAAGAATAAATGTTTGTCAATAAAGATAAAAATATGATCTGGACTAACCATTACAATTCTATCGAAAAGTATACTTTAACCAATACAATTGATAAACTAAAAAAACTCAATGATACGCTTCAAAAAGAGAAAATTGCTCTTGAAATTCGACTTGCTGTAGCCGAATCAAAGATATCGACGCTACTCAAGACAAAAGAAGAATACCTAACGGTTAACCTACCACAAGAAATCGATAATCTAGTAAATATGGTCGATGATGGCTTAAAACAAAAACTTTCTACACGTCTCGAAAAATATATGGCTACATCGACCTGTATTGTTTGTAACGAGCGTATGAGAACATGCATGTATATTAACTGTAGACATCTAGTTGTATGCTCGAATTGCGCCACAAAAATGGACAGCAGATGCCCTGTGTGTAGGATAGAGTCAAAGATAACTTCTGTGTACGTTTGAAAAAGGTTTAATTTTAACCTTATAAAGGTTAAAATTAATATTTATATTCCAAAAATTTTTTAATTGGGCAACAACAAACCATAAAACCAACCATTGTTTACATTTAAAATTAAAATATCGATTTGAGGTTCTTTTCTTCCAATAGAAAACGTTTCGATTGTATTAGAGTTAAATAGAGCCACGTTTACCAATGTTTCTTCCAAAACAACTTTCAAACCAAGGTAAGATTCGGCCTTTTCTACTATTTGTTCTAAAGAGGATACAATTAAGCACAATCTCGATTCGTATACTCCAAATAATTCTTTAATAAAATAAAGTGTATTTGACCTCAAGTATTGTAGATTTTTTGTTGTTAAAATATTTAATACATAAGGTTCTCTAGTCCTCTCAAAATATTCTTTTCGTGTTAGAGCGAGTTGTGCTGGGTATTCAACCGTAAAATTTGTATCATCGTTGTAAAAATTTCTATAAAGATTGGTTGAATATAACCCCAGATTCATAGGAGAGATTAGACCCAAATTATACTTGATTCTATCTTGAAGTTGGGTTGAACTAAAAATAAACTTGTTGTCAACCATTAATTCCTTTAAATTAAATATAGGCTTAATTTCAACACCAGAATAAGTAAAATTTTCTACAACTCTTGTGCTTGTTTTGATCCATTCGTCTACGCTATCTCCGGTTTCCAAATAAAAGTTGCTGTAAGCATAACAGGAGGCCCATAGGATATACTCGGCCAATTTTTTTAGTCTTTGAAATTTTTTATATGGGCTAATGTGACCCTGTGTTTCCACTGTTAATTTGGAAAGGTATAACTCACACCATTGAAAGGTTTCTGAAATGTTTTTAGTTTGCTGAAGGTTCAAACGACTATTAACTTCAATAAAATACTCCAACGATTTTATTGGTAATTTTAAACATGGT